ATCAAAATATTAATTGTTCGCACTCTTGGTGAAGCCTGTATGCTTGTCTGCCTACGGTGCTTATTGGCTTTTTCTTTTGCTTTTTCACTATGATGGTTTACCACTTTATTTATTTTTGTTTGGTGGTTGAGTTTATCATGTGAAAATGTAAACTCTTTCATTCGCTGACCAATTTCTTGCTCAGTTGGCATACGGCCTAATTCTTTAGCCAATACTAAACGCTGATCTATCATATGTTTACTCCTTCTTTCCTCTTTTTTGATGTGAACTTTGACAGTTCTTTTTGTGCTACCCAAAGATTAGTTTTGACGTTTGGGTGGGCGTCAAGTCGATAGAGTTCATCAGACCATTTATCGACTTCTCGTTTTAAAAATGTGTATTCTGCTTCCTCCGCTTTGTTTAATTTTCTAGTTCCAAAAACTTCATTAATACAAGGTTTACGCATGGTGACGCAACCATAGCAGTCACACTCTACTTCTTCCATTCTTTATAACCTTTAGTCATAGCCGTAAGAGCGTTATTAATTACTCTGTTTTCTGTAGCAATTTGACTGTCTATGTACTCACCAGCCATTATATCAAGGCAATGGCCTGCTAACGCTTCTGAAATCGTCATATATTGATTTTCAGTCAGTTCGACTTTTATCTTTTTAGCCATTAGTAACTTTCCTTTGATAAATCATATTCTGTATCAGGAAAATCTATAGGAGCAGAACAGATGGCTTCGTTGATTTGATCATCAAATTTTGCTTTAATATAAGCGTCAAGCCTTGGGTTCCTATCGCTTATTCTGCGCCAGCGTTTTGTCATAGGATTAGTATAAAACAATGTTATATCTTCTGGCACTCTGTCGCTATCAACTTCTGCATTGATTTCTATTTCAAACTCGCCTGCAAATCTAAGTTCAACATTTATGTCGGCTGTAACGCTAGTCATTTTATTATCCTTTTTACCTTATAATTGACAGTAGCATAAGTGATACACTACTGTCAATTAAACTATTATTATTTTTGTAAAACATTTAAAGTTGCTTTTGCACTCATACAAATTCCCATAAGCCATTTATCAAATGCGCCCATATTCCACATAGTATAATAATAATCTGCATCAGACTTTAATTCTGCTATGTCAGGATCATCAGATTTTATCCAATAATGTGTTTTATTTTGTTTAATAATTGCAGGACTTTCTAAATCCCTTTCTTTATGATCGTCATAAAATCTTTTAGGTATTTTTATTAAATTGTTCATGTGTTTTCCTTTCTACTATACGAAGATAGTAGCACAGGTGATACATAAACACAAGCAATATTTGCAAATAAATTAAAAAAAACATACATAAAATTTATGAGTGTAGTTTTGCATAAGGTTGAGATAGAAATATCTGGACAACCAATAGGTAAGGGTAGGCCAAGGTTTACCAAGACAGGTCACGCATATACCCCAACTAAAACAAGGGAATATGAAAAACGTTTGCAAGCTGCTGCCTGGGCTAAAATGCAAGAAATGAAACTTAAACCTACAGGTAAGTTTTGTCACCTAAAAGTTGTAGCGTTCATGGACATACCTAAATCATGGCCTAAAGTAAAAAGATTAGAAGCAGAGTATGGCGTGTTAAAACCTATTTCTAAACCTGATTTAGATAACATTGTTAAGATTGCCAAAGACGGTATTAGCGGCATGGACGGTATTATCTTAGATGATAAACAGGTTACAAGTATTGATGCTCAAAAGGTTTACTGTCACCCAGATAAAGGACCAGTGCTTTATGTTTCTGTATCTTGGACAGAATATGACCAATCAGCGCCATAAGTTTCTTGCCACAACTTAGGTTCTTTGTGTATAGCAATCTTGGAGCTATCCCATAAACCTTGATGATGTCCTTCGCATAGGGGGATGGCTTCAACATCAGGACGTTTTCTAAAGCTGTGCCTGTCATGTATTGGATGATGGGCTGTTGTTGGCGATTGTTGTACCTCACCAAACCGTTCACAAACACAACATTTCATTTCCCTAACTTTTTTTAAATATTTGGGGTTCTTTTTAGGTTTAGGTTTTTTTAATCCCAGCGGTGGTTTGTTAGTTAAGTTCATTCAAATCTCATTTCTTGATATACTTTCCATAAACTTTCGATAGGACGTAAATATATTTGCTCCATAGTAAAACACATACCATGTCCTAAATCAGTTTGTTGCGCTTCTGATAGAAAAATCTTTCTAGGGATGTATCCAGCAATTATCATTACGTTATCTTCGGAAGATGCAGTAACTAAAACAGAACAGCTAGATTTAAACGCTTTTAAAGATTTAAAAAGTAGTTTTCCATTTTCGTGAAATGTGCTTTTTACGTCTATGCTTAAATTGCCAAGAAACATATCAACACCACTATCTACGCCAAGTTGGAATACATTATGATTACATTCTAATACTTTAGACACAGCAATCTCTGCTTTAATTCCCAATAAATCTAAATCTCCATCATTGCGATTGTTATCTTTTTTTTGATTAATAACGCCACTAGCTCTAGCTAATTGCCATCTTAAAGTTGCAGCTTGTTTGCACTCTAACATTTCTTGATGCGTTAACTTAACTTTCAACGACATCATAACCTACAGCCTCAGATAATTTTTGCATAGATAGATCAAAGTATTCATTAAATTCTTGTTGGCTCATATCGTCAAAAGATATGCTATCCATTATACGCATATGTGCGCTGGCTAATGAGTTCCAACGCATTTTGACATAACCACAAGCCCACTTTAGTTCGCTATGTAAGTGTGCCTCACTAGGCCAGCGTCCAGTGGATTTGCAAGCATTTCTTAATATTGACCAGTACATACTGTGATGAGGATTTGACCGCTTTCCTGTTGGTTGCAAGTTGTAAGCTTGCCCTTGCTTGGCATCTTCCAGTTGTTCACCATCATATTGTGAGACAGGCAATAATTGCCCATCTCTAATGTAAACTTGAATTTTAGAATGGGATTTCATCTTCAAATTCCGCTAAAGCATTTTCTGTTTGTGATGAACTTTCTACTTTTTGCCCTTCAGAAAATTTATTAGTTTGTGGTTGGTAATCCGATTTTTCTTTATTAGGACTACCTAACAACTTAACCTCACTAGCATTTACAGAAAGATAAGTTTTACCCTCATATTCTCTTGTTTTAAACTCACCAGTAACGCCTACTTGGGTTCCTTTATTAAGATACTGGGCAATCTGTGTTCTCCAATAGTTGACCCCAAAATAGATTGTTCCTTTATTGTCTCCGTAACCATCGTCAACCGCCACAGAAAAGGTTGCAAACTCCCCTCTGTCGTTCTTACGAACTTCACACTCCTTGGTAAGACGCCCAATAATTGTAATAACTTTCATAATTCTAACTCCACTTTTCTTTTATCATGTGCATTAACAACCGCTTCAAATTGCGGTTCACTTATGTCGGGATTATTTAATAAACCCTTGTAACGCTTTTCGTTTTTTTCAAAATTTTCAGCGGAACAATTATCATAGAACTCAATAGCAGCATCTACCCTGGCATCTGTATCTAAGTTCATAAGTTTAGTAGGTTGTGGTTTGGCGTCCTTGAAGTCGTCAGCTTCTTCTTCGCTGTAAACATCGCCATGTAAGCCAACAAGCTTTAATATTACCCTATCTTTGGCACGTTTCTCTGCCATAGCAAATGGATAGTTATTTTTGTTATTATACGGTGCAGCTTCACCAACTGACCATTCTGTTTTGTCACCCATATGACCTACAACACACATAGCTACTTCTTTAGATTTAATATCTTGTGCATATAATGTAGGTGTATCAAACATTATATCGTATTCTGCAGCCATTTTTTCACAAGCTTTGTGCAACACAACAGGCGTACCATGACAATCCCATGTGGATTGTTCTTTTGTTAGTCCTATTTTTGTAAGAACTTCCAATAATTTAGGTGGTAATTGTTTAGGCATCAAACTTCACTCCCTGTAATTCAGCGTCATATTTATTAGCTTTTTCTACGCCATTTTCTATTGCTTCTATTAACGCCTTAGTATTACTAGGCGATAAATTTTGTTCTATAATAACTTTGTATAATTCAGTTGTTATAAATAGCTGAGATACATTGTTAATACGCTTTTTCATTTTTACCTCTTGTTTTATTTTGTATCTTGTAATATACACATTGGTATCTTATATGCAACCTATAAATGTAAAAAAAGGAAAAAAATGTTGGAACCTGATTTATTATCGCTGGGCAAAATTCAGGATGCACTAAAGGATAAAAGCCCTGCACAAGTTTGTAATGCTACTGGTTTATCGCGTCATACTGTATATCGTGTACGAGATGGGGCAATAGACAATGTTAACTATGAAACTGTGAAGGTGTTATCTGATTACTTTCTTTCTGATGAATAAAAAATGACCCACAAATTAATGTGGGCCAGTTTGAGGTAAAAAGGATAGTGCCACAGGCAGCGGCACTTTCACACAAAGTCACAATAGCTAAAAGTTATTTGGACAGAAAGGGTAAAAATAAATGTCACACTATATGACAGCACTGGCAATGAAACAAAATGGATTAAGGCCAGCTACAAAAGTAGTTTTATATTGGATTGCAGATCACCATAATTCAGAAACAGGCGATTGCTTTCCTAGCATAAATAGATTGGCTATCTTATGTGAAATGTCTAGGCGTTCAGTAGAGACACACATAACAGCTTTAGAGGATTTAGGACTACTAACAAGAAGGGCGCAATATAGAGATACAGGTGGTAAAACAGCCAATAGTTACTTACTGGAACTTACGGGAACTCTTGAGAACATAAGCGATACGCAAAATCTGCGTAGGGGTAGCGTAAAATCTGCGCATGGGGATACGCAAAATCTGCGCATGAATAACCTTGTAAGAAGAAACCTTGGAAAAGAACCTAATAATATAGATGAAGTTTTTGATGAATTTTGGAAACATTATCCTAGAAAAATTAATAAAGCAGCAGCGAAACAATCTTTTGCAACAGCACTTACTAAAGAAAAAAGTTGTGTTATTATAAAAGGTGCTAAAGAATATTCAGAAAGTGTTAAGCCTGATGAGATAAGATTTGTACCTTATCCTAGAACATGGCTAAGACAAGAGAGATGGTCAGAGAAACCAGAAACAGAAATACCAGAAATGAATGGTATGAAAAAAGCATTAGAGGAATTAGGATTAAGCTATGAATAATCAAAGAAATGACGAATTAAGAAATAACACAATGAAGTTGTTAGCTAGGTTAAACGCTCCTAGAGCCGTTCAAGGCAATACCGATGCACTTAAAACAGAAGCACAGTTTCTTGTAGATAAGGTAATTAAGTTAGCTCCCACTAGGCAATACACAGAATGGTTTAGTGATTTCGAAGAAGCTTTGTTAGGTAACTTAGAAACTAGAACATGGCCTACAGCTAAACAAATAGGTCAGGCTGCAAAAGAAATTGCTCCTAAACGTCCAGAGTTTAGAGATGATACACAGCAAAAAGGTTATCAACCTGACGAGCTAAAGATTAACGCTAAAAGAATACAGAATAGAGAAGATGTAGGTGAGAACTATATTTTTGGCACAATGGCAAATCAGATGGTAAGATTAGGATTAGTTAGTGAAGATCAGTTGCAACCATACAAGGAATATCTTAATAATATGAAAAGAGGCTAAGTTGTGATACAGGTTAGGTAGGCTCTCTCGTGAACCCTCCCTACACAAGAGCCTCCCCCCATCGTAATGTCGGAGCCTTATGGTGGGGGTTCCCTTTTCTTAGCAAATCAGTTAACCTACACTATATATGGTAGTACCCTATTAGGACGGACATATGAGTACAAAAGAAGAACAAATATCTAAAGTAGAAGGATCTGGTAGAAAAAAAGGAACAGGTAATAAAGTTCCAAGACTACTGAAAGATGCTATATTAGAAGCAGCAGATAGAGCAGGACAGAATATTGTCTTAGCAAGATATGATGATCCTGATAAAGCTGATCCTAGATTTGTAGAAGAAGCCAAGAAAGAAGGTATGGTTCATTACCTTGAGCATCAGGCTATAGAAAACCCTCAATCATTTATGTCACTAATGGGCAGAGTGCTTCCTATGCAGATAAGCGGAACAGGCGCATCTGGTGAACACATGGTTAAGCTAACATGGAAGAAATAACTATAAATTATAAACCTCGAAAGGAAGTAGAGGAATATCACAACCGTAAAGAAAGATTTGCGGTGTTAGTAGCCCACAGAAGATTTGGTAAAACAGTAGCAGCAATTAATGATTTAATTAGAGCTTGTTTTACTGTGCAAAAAGAGAATGTAAGAGTAGCCTATATTGCTCCATATCTCAGCCAGGCAAAGGCAGTAGCTTGGGATTATGCGCTAGAATATACCAGAGACATACCAGATATTAAAATCAACCACAGTGAATTGAGGATAGATTTTAGCAATGGAAGCAGATTTCGCCTCTATGGTGCAGATAATTATAATGCTATGCGTGGCCTTTATTATGACGCAGTAGTTTGTGATGAGCATAGTGATTTCCCAGCTTCAGCCTGGGCTACAGTTATTAGACCTTCATTAGCTGACAGAAAAGGTAGTGCTACATTTATTTCCACACCCAAAGGACGTAATGAATTTTGGGAATTATACGAATATGCTAAGACTGATGATAATTGGTGGTTAGGTATGTTCAAAGCATCCCAAACAGACATATTAGATCCAGAAGAATTAAAAGAAGCTAAACGTACAATGGGTGATGATAGATACGAGCAAGAGTTTGAGTGTTCGTTCGAAGCAGCTATTGTTGGCGCATATTATGCTATGGAAATGAAAACAGCTATGGAAGATGATAGAATAACTATTGTTCCTTATGATCCTAGCGTTGGTGTGGTTACTGCATGGGATTTAGGTATTGGCGATAGTACAGCTATTTGGTTTGCTCAATATGTTGGTCAGGAAATTAGAGTTATAGACTATTATGAAAACTCTGGTGTGGGGCTAGATCATTATGCAAAAGAACTCAGTAGCAAAGGTTATCACTACATGGATCATATCTTGCCCCACGATGTACGAGTAAAAGAGCTTGGAACAGGAAAGTCAAGGTTAGAAACGCTACATAATCTAGGCATACAAGATGTTACAATAGCTCCTAAGTTAGCAATAGAAGATGGAATACAAGCTGGTAGATCCATGTTAAATCGTTGTTGGTTTGATGAAAAGAAGTGCAATAGAGGTATAGAAGCTCTTAGACAATATCGTAGAGAGTTTGATGAAAAAAACAAAACATGGCGTGGTAGACCATTGCATGATTGGACATCACATGGAGCAGATGCTTGGAGATATTTAGCTGTTGGTAAGCAAACAGAAACAAATTGGGGTGAACCCATAAGAAGGAATTTGCGTGGCATTGCATAATGTGTTAGCTTGCAATTAAGTTTAGGAGATACGAATGGCAAAACGTGGATTATATTCTAATATTCAAGCAAAACGTAAACGTATTAAGGCGCAAAAAAAAGCTGGTAAAAAAACAGAAACAATGAGAAAGCCAGGAACTAAAGGCGCTCCTACAGCTAAAGCTTTTAAAGAAGCAGCTAAAACAGCAAACAAACCTAAGAAAAAAAAGAGTAAAAAGTAATGGCTAAAGGTGTTGCGCATTATTCAAAAGATGGCACTAAACATACTGGTGGTATGCACAAGATGCCTAATGGAGAAGTTCACTCTGGTAAATCACATGGTAAAACCAGTAAACGCTTGTATCATTTTAGTGATTTAAGTGCTACAGCAAAGAAAAAAGCAAGGAAAAGAAAATGAAATACGGTAAGAAAAAAGGCGGCAAAAAGAAATAAATGGTTGACGTTTCTTTACGGCCTAAAAAAAGACCTGATGATTTAAAAAAAGGTAAAACAGTATCGCCTGTTATGGGTAGGGCTGACCCACAAAACCGTATAGGAACGTCTGGTCCTAAAGGTGGTGGGGAAGGTGCAACGGCACAAGTAAAGCCAGGAAGCAACGCTTTTAAACAATATAACAATGACAGTAGCTATGGGTACTATTCTAAAGAAGGGTATTACGTTCCAGCCGATATTGATATGCAAGATGGCGGCGGTATGAATTCTTCTGGAACAACTTATTCAGGTGGTGGATTAATATCTGCATTAGGTAATGTGTTAAAAGTTAGGCCATACGGACAAGAGAATACACCTAGAGAACAAATAGGTTATAGAGATTTTACAGACATGACAGATCGTGGTGGGCCTCAAGCAAGTGGTGGAGCGTACCAGGGTGGTGGAACAATTAGTGCAATAGGAAACTTGTTAGATGCAATAGGTGGTGTAGATCAAGGCACAAGGACGCCATATGTTTATGATACGCCATCATCAATGCCAATGAAAACTGTAGCAAGCAATTATGTAAACACTAATACTCAGTCAGATTATCCAGATATGCGTATGCCTGCTAATGCAGCTTATATGCCTGTTAATGGTTTAATAAATACATTAAGCACACCAGAAGTAACAACAAGTGTTTTACCAGATATGCAAACGGCAAGTAATAATGTTTATACTAAAGATAGTATGAGTTTTTTAGAATTTAGGCGTGAAGCATTAAAAATGTTGCCCAACGCGACAAACGAAAAAATATTAGAAGCTTACGATAATTATCTTCTTAGGCCATAAATGAGTGAAACAAAGAAAGATAGCCGCCTCAAAAATGCTGGTGTTAGTGGTTACAACAAACCAAAGCGAACACCAAGTCACCCAAAGAAATCACATATTGTCGTTGCTAAAGAAGGTGACAAAGTTAAAACTATTAGGTTTGGTCAACAAGGCAAGACAGGCGATAAAAAAATGACTAAACGAGCTAAATCATTTAAGGCAAGACACGCAAAGAATATCGCTAAAGGCAAAATGTCGGCTGCATATTGGGCTAATAAGGTGAAGTGGTAATGGCTCGTAGAAGCGGTGCAAACGCAGTCTCTAAGCTGGCAAAAAGTCTTATTGATTTGTTGTCAGGTAAGGATGATGCGGCAGAACAAATGTCAAAATATATATTAGCCAAAAGAGCAGCAGGGCAAGCAGATCAAATAACGGACGAGATGATGGCGTTAGCTGACCCAGATTATTTAGCTAAAAACACACCACTTGATATGTCTACTGAAGCTAGGATGCAAAGAGCTAGAGATATGGGGTTTGATACAGACACAATGTTGTATCATGGCGCACATGATGAAATACCAAGTAGTTATCAAAGATCAGACATTAAAGCTTTTGACGATCGCCCAAGTTTAGTTCCTATTAGTGGAAGCGATGGTACAGTTTTTATGACAGATAATCCTGCTGTTGCTGCGAGTTATGCAAAAGTAGGAAACCAAACTCCAAATAATCAAATTTATCCTTTGTTAGTCAAAAAAGACGTTAATGACCCAATGATTGATGTAGGTGGAACCCCATATTTTGGTATCCCATATACAGCCCAAGGTAAAACAGGAGAAAATATTAAAGAAATATTTGGGCCAAATGTTATGAAAAATGATTATAATTTAGAGGACAATAGTGCCGCAATCGACACAACTACAGATTTAATCAGCAGGCAAATGCCTAAAAAAGATTTAGAAACAGTGACTTTGTTTAATGTTTTGGATAGAGGCCCACAAACACCGACAGGAACACCATTCGATAAAGATGTAATTGCAAGAATGGATGCTAAAGACTTAGAAGATTTAAAATCTTATAATGAAGAATTGCAAGCGCAATCAAGAAAACCATCTACAGATGTTTTGGTGCAAAAGGGAAATAGAATAAGAAGTCCGTTTGCTAGATTTGACCCAGAATTTGCACATTTAAGAAATATATCAGCATCAGTGGTTCCAGCTAGTGTAGGTATGGCCCAACTATTACAGAAGCCTGACGTAACAAAAGAAGAAATAGAAGAATATTTATCAGGTTCGGGTTTATAATGGCCTCCATTTTCGATTACATAACAAGAGATAGAAATACCAGAGGTTTCTCAGAAACTAAAGGTGGTCAAGTATTTAATGATGCAATGCAGGAGCTTGTGGACATTATGCAGCCACCTGACGTTGACAGATCGACAGTTAATAAAAATTCTATAATGCAAGATATGTTGTATTTAAGTCCACTTGGTAAAGGGTTAAGGGCTTTGCAGGGATTAGCGCCAGGTTATGAAGCGGCAGTAGGTGGGTCAACAGGTATTTTGTCTAATGAATTAGAAAAGTTAGGCATGAAAGAAAGCTCTAGTAATAGGCTTAACAGAGATTTATTAGCATTGGGTTTAGAAGCTCCTGTAGATATGTTTTTTGCTCCTTATGCTGGCGCAATACAAAAGGCTAGTGAATATGCTAATCTTGTAGGAAAAAAAGCTAGACCATATCTTCTGGGCGAAACATTAGAAACAAACCCAGATACAAACATGGTTGGCAAGGCTGGTAAGCCAGCAGCAGTTAAAATTGATGGAGAGCGATATTCTTCCAGAGAAATAGCAACAATTAAAAATGCTGAAGAAAAATATTTAAAAGATCAAGGTATAGATGTTCCAGATTACCTTCGTTACCCAGATCAAGATAAAAAAAGAGCGCAACTTATAGCGGCTGCATATGAAAAAATGCAGAACAACCCCAATGATCCTAAAGTAAAGCAAGCATATAAAGCATTAATTGAAGAGACAATGGCTCAATACAATGCTCTTAAAGATACAGGCATTAATTTTACTTTTCTAAAGCCAGGTATGGATGATCCTTATGCTGCCTCCCCAGCTTTGGGATACAAAGATATTGTAGAAAATAAAAACCTAACAGTATTTCCTACAGATTTTGGTTACGGTAGTAATCCT